TTCTGCCAAGACACTACAGTGTATCTTAACGGGCGGCAAGGCAAGATCTTCTGCTATTGCTGAATTTTTAATTGTAAACGCTTCGTCTATTGTCATACCTTTAAGCAGTTCTGTTACTAGACTAGAGCTAGCAATTGCACTACCACAGCCATATGTTTTAAACTTTGCATCTATTATTATACCGTCTTCTACTTGTATTTGCAACTTCATTACATCACCGCACGCCGGTGCGCCTACCATGCCGGTGCCGACATCAGATGAAGCGGCATCTAATTTACCAACATTTCTAGGGTTTTCGTAGTGATCTAAAACTTGAGCTGAATAAGCCACAGTATTCTCCTATAATAGTATACTAATATACTACACTATTTATGTGGTGATATCAATGTATTTTGATTATTGTGCTTCTTTAGGTTGCATTAGTCTGTAACGATCAAAAAATGCGCGGTCATTACTATTCAATAAATTATATAATTTTTTATTATGCTCTGCAAACTTTGCCTTGGTTAAATGATCCCAGGTTGCTGTTTTTCTTAAATATTCTTTCCATACAGACGGTTGATTTGGCTGAGTAGTTGGACTATTTGCTATTTGAATAATGTTTAACACATTGGCCCTAAATCCAACACAGCTTCCACTAAGTAATGCAGGATTATTCTCAATGGTAGATAAATCTTCTGCAAGGGCTTGTTTAATATATGTCGGCATATATTGTATATCAAGCCAGTCTGGATTATATAACGGAGTGTCTAGGGTATAGATATATGGGATTTCGTGTTCTTCAGCGAACGATTGAAAGAATTTAATCCAATCAGACAAATAGAATATATTATTAATTGAAAATACCGGAGTTAATCCAAAATTAAAATTTGGAATAGTCTTTGCATAATGCACAAATGAATTTAAATTTTTATGTATCTTATCCCAGGTGACAGGCCAGCGTACATAATAATAATTTTCATATACACTATCAACACTTATTGATAGATGTACAGCTTTAAATTTATCAGTTAATTCTAAAAATAATTCTTCTTTGTCGACTGAGCCATTTGTATTAATTTGTAGCGTTATTTTCTTATTAAGATTGTTAGCAATCAACCAATCGATTAATTTAAAAAAATCAGTCTGAACTAAACCTTCTCCGCCGGACACAACAAGAATTACATTATCCTGTGTATTAACTGCGGTAATGATATTGTCTAATAGAGATTGCCATGCATGTGTATTATCGGATAATGTTGCCGTTAAACCATCTTTACCAGTCCATATTTTCGCATATAAGCTACTATTTCCCTCATTGCAACTTCGACAGGCCATATTACACAAGCCCGATAGTGTACAGTGTACATAAAAATCTGAACCCAATCGACGAGTAGTAACGAAAGTCTTTAATCGATCAACATCCCATACATTCAAAGATCGTATACGTTCACTAATTAAGCCTTCCGCTTCACATTTGTAACACAACTTGCAACGTTCGTCAGTCTGCCCGGTTTCAATTGCTTGTTTTAATTCTTGAATAGGAGTGAAGTAATCAGTTGTAGCAGGTAAACTAAAATTACAACAAGGTTTTACTGCATCGTTGAAAAAGTATTGTAGAGTTGTATATGGTTGCGCACAGATGTGTTTGTTTTCTTTAGCCCATTCTACAATATTTGTGTTTTCATCGAGCGGAGTATGTGGGATAGGTATCATAATTTATATTATAGCACAGACTCTGCTAGCTAGTCAATTATTGTGCTACAGGTGCGCCGCGGGTTTTAGCAGCACGTTTGGCCATGCTGCTGACATCGTCTACTGGTGTTTGGAATGTATTTTGTTCCGTACCGCCAATATTAGTTGTTGTAGGTTCTTCTTCATTACCGTGCACCGGAGCAAGTACTACTTGATCTTGATTGAAACTTTTAATAAGGTTTTTTACTGCTGGATTGTTTTCATTAGCATCAACCAATGATTCATAGTCAAATGTGTGATCTGTGTTTAATACAAGATTAATAAGACTTTGTGTACTAATTGTTGCTGGCGACGACTTATCTTCTGAACGATGACGTAATAACTCCAGAGCAGTAACTAGGTTAGACTCTGGAGTGTTTGTTGGACCGTGAGCAAATTCACGTAAGCGCATTAACGCAGTTCTCTGCCCAATGTTTCGGTTCCGCCAACGGCTGCATCAGTAGCGGCAAAACCATCAGCTGGTTCTTCTGCATCAAAGTCACTTTCTGGTGGTGGAGGTAATTCACCACCTAGTTCGTCACCTGGCATAGCCATTGGATTATCCACTTGCTCACCGCTTAATACACGTACACCAGTGTCAACACCTTCACGTGCAGATTGTAAGTTTTGCATTAGTTGATCTAATGTTGCGCCAACTGCATTTTTAAATGCATCAGCTTGCTCACTACCAATTTGATCACGGATGCTGTCAAGCAATTGTGGAAGTTGTTCATTTTGCATTTTACCAACTTTCTCAATGGTATCTTGTACTGAATCAACCATATCTTTAGCAGCTAATAGTACTTCTGCATTACCAACTTCACCTTCGTTAAGTTGTTGATGTTGTTCAGTAAGCCAAGTGTTTAGGCCTTCTTGTACAGTTAACAATTCCATGTAACGTGGATTTGTTTCTGCTCTGTGAAAATCCGCACTATGACGGATTTTATTTAAGTTTAATGATATTGTTTCACCTAAGCGTTGTGCTTTGGCAATAGACAAATTATCATAATTAATAGCAAAGCCAAAGCGGCTTTCTAATACTTTATTAATTTTTTTTGCAGATGTCTGAGACATTTCTGATAGTTTCATGGTTAATTCTTCCTAATGCAATTATTTAATATTATTTATCAAAACAATAGACTTCTTCAATTGTTTCTTTGATTCTTCGATACGTAACATAGTTTCAGTGTATTTATTAGAATATAATGCTATATTCCAATCATCGTTCTTCTGTTGTGCCTGTTTATAGCGATATCTATATAATATAGCATCAAATTCAAGTACGCCAATTAAGTTATCGTTAACTCGTACTTCTTGTGCTAATTCATATTTGTGCTTGTGTAGAGCAATGCAGTAAAATATGGCGTCTTTTCTGTTAAAAAAGTCAAATACCTGTTCATTATCTTTAGTTATTCGCCAATTTTTATCCGTAATCTTTACTATTTTATACTTACCAACGATTAATGTATCTGCACCTAGTTGATAGCAGAATGGCAGCGGACCTTTACTATGTTTAGCCAGCTCTGCTTCTGTAAATCGACGTATTTTTTCAACGTCAATCTCAGTCAATACGTTTTTTGTAGTAGATTTTGCCGGCTTCATTTGTTCTTAACAGTACATCTTTGACTGTGAGTTGATTTGCAATTAGTTGTTCGCGGTCATCTAATTGACTTTTAGCAATAGTATTATCGCCGGTGAACTGTTCTAAGAGTTCGTGTTCTTCGTTTGTGATTGTTAGTAGTAGTTTGTTTGTAAGTTCAACAATTTTCATGATGTTATCCTATAAAGTATTTATTACAGGATGACATTGCAGAGTTTTATTTAAATAGTGAATGGGAAATAAAGCCAATAAGTCCAGCTAGTACTACGCCCATCATAGTTGTGAAGATGCTGATGGTTTGTTTGTCGCCACCTGATATCTTATCGGTTAGACTGTTTTTAATGTCAATCAGATGGATTTCGAGTTTATCCATTCTCTGTTCTAAGTTGTTTAATTTAGTTTCCAAGCTACCGTACCTTACGGCGCATAGTTCGACATGTGCTTCTAAATTTTCTTTCTCAATATCTGTAGGTTTTGCCATTATCGCTCTCTTTTATTAGTAGCGATGCGTATTCGTTGAGCCTAGTTTATGCCTTAATATGTGCCATGATGATTAGTGTTGCATCTAACTAATATTTAGTTCTTATGTGGTATTTTTAACTACGTGTTTTAAAATAAATATTTTTGTCCGCGCCACTGGCGTAGAATAAAGGTAATGGTGGTTGAGCAGTTTCATCTAAGCCAAGTATAATAGGTGCAAGTTTAAAGTCATCTTTGAGTATACCGTATCTATCGTGATTGAATGCATAGACATCTTCTCGCTCAACTGCAAAGTCAAACGACCAAATATTATGTGTACCGGTATAGTTAATACCAAATGAGTACTCGGCTACATCATCAGTGACCACAGATAGATAATTAAATTCCATTAACTGTGCTCGCAAACTTAATAACTGGTTTATTGTTTCCCAATTTCGTTGTTGATTGCGTTGTTTTTGATTTTCTGCCGATTGTGTTAGTACGTTAGTTTCGGTTATATCTATTAAGGTATATGCGTAATATCGATACAATGTTTCCATAGCAATATTTATAGTCGTAAAAAAAGGCAGTAATAAAACTGCCTCTTTTAATTTACACATTATATTAGAATGTGTATGATGCCACTGTTGTAGTTGCTACTGCCGCTGCCAGCAATGTTTGTAATTCACCTGCTGTTTTGTTTGCGCCTGAAATAGCTACACGGAAAGCGTCACCGCCTGGTGTACCTAAAAGTTCAATTGAACCCACTGTTTCGATTGCACGTACTAATTTTTCAAAGTCGCTATCGATTGCTGAATAATTTGTATGTACACCTGTCAATCCCACAGTGTAAAATGTTAATTCACGACCTGTTACTAATGTTTGTCCTACTGAGCCAATTGGAAATGCTCCGCCTTTTGCTCTTGTTAAATCTGTAGCCATTTTATTTCTCCTAATTTGTCACGCTAGTTGCGTATAATAGTATTTAGCATAATTTAAGAATACTAGCCACAAAAAAGCACTCCGAAGAGTGCTATTTGTTGTTTAATTAATAATTAAACTGCAACTACTGCTGCTGTTAAGATAGCAAGTTTAGTTGCGGTAACTGTTGCATTTGAAACATCAACGCCGCCGGTGTTTGTAAGAAGACGGATTGATGCTTGCAATGTTATACCACCTTGTGGAGTGAACAAGTCACCTTCGATTGCAAAAGTTTGTTGTGTATCACCATCAGCTAATGGGCCAATAGCAACGATTGTGTGCAATGTTTGGATTGTGTTTAATACTAATTGTTGTGTTTCACCTGGACCATCTGAACCTGATACGTCATTGATGTAGTCAACTGTGAAAAAGCTAATATTACGACCTACTTGTTCAACGTTTAAGGTTGTTGATGCTGGATTTATTGCTGCTGGTGTAGCCATGTTATTTCTCCTAATTTATGTTACGCTTTCGCGCATACTTTTATTTATCATCTGCATAAAAATTCTATGCAATAATGTTTGTTTTTAGTCACGTCGTAGTGCGTTAGTTCTGCTGAATTCAAGCCTATCGACTAGCTTAATTGCTCCGCCATCGTGCCCTAAGGCAACAAAGCCTTCTGGTGCAGTTACTTTATAACCGTCGTTGGTTTTTTGGAATGTGCCAATACCGTCTACCTGCGCT